ACTGGAGAAAAGGGCTAATGGGAGGAAAGGCTGAACAGGAACTTTTATTGGACCCTTTAAAAACATATTTCTTTGGTGAAGTGTTAGAAGATGATGGTCATGGTAATGAAACCATAGTGTTTAAGCAGATTAAACATTCAACAATACCATTAATGAGGGGTTATACTGAAATCTTTGCAGAAAATGATATAACCACCTTAGATGACTTGAGACAGCGTATGGAGGCTACAGGTAAGTATAAAGGTATGCAATCTATAGACATGATTAATTTTGAAAGTGGGGTTAAGGTAGGTATATCAGGTATATCTAATTTACAAGATTTAAATAATGTAAATGTAGAAGTACTTGATACTAAATACTTGGGCGCACCACAAATTATCACAACTAAAGCTAAAGATCCATTATTCGGGTCACAATTTGCTAAGTTATTACCTTCTAATATAGAAAACGATGCTAGCTATGTGTTAAATAATGGAGACAGATTATTAGGAGAAGAAGTTAAAACATTATATAATGATTTATGGTATGAAAAAATAGAAAGATCTTCTAATAAACTTTCACGTAAGATAGGCTATAAAGCATTCATGGATATTTTAGAAAACAGAGGTGAAATATCTAATAAAGAGTTTGGTATTGCGCAATTAAAGTTCTTAAAGAAAGTTAAGAATGAAGTATATCAAATGCTACAAGAAAGAGAGTTACCTGATAATTACTTTTTAGCTCTAGATATACAAGAATTAATAGATGATGTTGATGCTTATGGTTATGTGACACCTATGGCATTTCCTACTTTTTCTAAAAGATTTGAGAATATATTATTATCACTATTTAAAAATAATATATTAAAACAAAAAGCTAAAGGTATGTCTGCAGTACAAATAGCAGACTTTGGATGGTCACTTACTAACGAGCTTCAAATAAAAGCTAATGGTAACAAGGGTGTATACGCAGAGGTTGCATTACCTTATGATTTAGTACATAAACTAGGATTAAAGGTTGGAGATAATCTATCAGAAGTAGATCAAAGTTTATTAGAACTAGTGGGGTATCGTATACCAACACAAGGTAAGAATTCTATGTTAGCTTTAAAAGTAGTTAAGATTTTACCTAAAAATATGGGGTCTATTATACAACTACCCGCAGAAATAACAACTATTATGGGCTCGGATTTTGATATAGATAAAATGTATATCATGTTCCCAGAACTAACAAAAGATAAGAAAAGAGAAACTGCATTTAAATTAGGACAGTATAGAACTAAAAAATCTTTTGAAGGATTATCTGACCAGGCTGTTAATCAAGCTTTGTTTGATATATCTCATAGTATATTATCTTCTAAACATTCTGTAAAAGAAATATTAACACCTTTAGATTCTAACACATATAAAGAGGCTATAAAAGATTATAGAGAAGCCGGTATTACAGAAGATATATCTGATTTTGATGTATTTACTCCAGCTGCAGATATGTATTTAGAAAAAATAAATAAGGATGCTGCCATGTTGATTGGTTTATTCTCAATGAATTCTACATCTCATGCATTGGCCCAGGATATGGATGTTACATTAAATAATGTAGCAGTTTATTTTAATTCAAAAAAGGGACAAGAGCACACAAGCTTAAGTAATATTTATGATTTTGATGGTAATTATATATCAGATCACATAAAAGATGATCAAAATGAATCTATTGATAATGCTAAAAATCAAAGAATAGGTCCCGCAGGAGTTACAGTTTATAATCACGGTGTAAAAATGCTATTAAATAGAGTTGGTGTGCCAGGAAGAGCTTCTCTTGATTTCATAAATCAGCCTATGATAAAAGAATATCAAAAAAGTAAGGCTACAAATACAGATAATGTATCTGATATTAAGTTAGCAGAACGTGTAGCGGAAGAATGGGGGGTTAAACAAGAATTTTTAGAGGCTAAAAAATTATTTGGTGAAGATAGATTCTTTACACCGAGTACATCATCATTAAAAACATCTTTAAAGCATACTAAAGGAGGGGAAAGAACTAATAAAGTGCAACAAGCTCAATTATTAGCAGATTTCTTTAACTATTTGGATATTGCTAGAGATATTTCTAAGCTTAATATGCTCTTAAATCCTGAAGGCTTAAAGAATTTTAGTAGATTAAGCTATTTAGAGGCTTTTAAAAACGCTGAGGGTCATTTAAATAGCACGTCATCTTATATAAATATAGGTAAGATGCCAAAAAGAACAGAAGCATTTATAAAGTTTGGTATAGATGAGGCCATTAATGTTACTAGTTACTTTATTCCTTTTAATAAAGAAGGTTTTTTAGAATTAAAAAGAAGTATAGCTAAATATACAGGACAACAAGATGGCGTATTGTCACAAGAGTTAATAGAAACTATAAATAGTTTAGCTTTATACTATGTCTTTACTCAACCTACATCTCCTTTAGGTGAATTATTTTACACAGAAAATAAATCTGATATGTCTGTAATTAAAAAGAGATTATTTACATTATCAGAATCAACAGTATCTAGATTTTTAAATCTTAGATCTAGAAAGAACATGTTTAATGATAAGTTCTTTGGTATGTTATTTGCGCATAGAGAAAATACAGGTAAGAATAGATTCATAAAATTATTAGCTTTTAATAATGCTAGCAAATTAGATGCATCTCAAAAATCTGCAATAACAGACAGATGGGAGCAGTTACTAGACCCTACTGTAACTAAAGATGTAGAAGTAAGAAGAATGGCTGAAGCTTTAGTTCTTTATTCTATTATTACATCTGGTTTTATCTCAACAGGTCCTAATACATTTGTAGACTTAATACCTAATTCATATTGGTCTAATAAATCAGAAAATAGAGATTCATTAAGTAATTTCTTTAGAAAAGAGGTTAGAACAATGGATTATTCTAATTACTTTGACGACAATGCAGCTAGACAAATAATAAGAAATGCTTATAAAGATCCAGGATTATTAATAACGGTTGATAAATCAACGTTAGTTCATAATGATATGGTAAAGGATCTAGGTTTAAGTAAAAATCATTATTTTATTCATAAAGAGGCTGCCGGTGATATTTTATTAAAAGATAGCCCAGGAACAAAAGCATATGTAGAATATTTTAAAACATATGAAAATAAATGGAGATTATTTCAATTACATAGCGTAAGAGAAGTGGGAGCTATTTATCAGGAAATACAACCATTAGGAGAACGTTATAAGTTTGTTGAAATGGCTAGTAAAGATGCTTTAATTGAAAGTATACATCCTATAAATACTACTAAACATAAACAAAATGTATCTCAACAACTAGAGAATTTACCTCCTAATAGCACAGAAGCTACTGAATCTATAGATGATTTATTGGGTATGCCACAACTTGCAGCTGAAAAGGTATTAGAAACAAAAATACAAGATCTAGAAAATAGATTATTAACATGGTTAAAAAAGGAATTTAACATTAATCAAAAAAGTTATAATGTATTAAAAACTAAAACCGGAAAAGATGCTTTAGGTATAGCAGACATAATGCATAAAGTAATACACCTATCAAACAAAAGAGATAGATACACTGTACCAGAAGAAACTGCTCACTTTTTTATAGAAATGCTAAAAGATAAAGCTATTGTTAAGCGTTTAATGGAATTAGCAGCTGAAACTAATCTACATGGTGAAGTATTAAGAGATTATGCTGAAGTTTATAATACACCTGAAGAGTTTAGGAAAGAAACAGCAGGTAAAATCTTAGGAAAGTATATTGTTTCTGAATATTATCAAGGAAAAGGCTTTAGTATTGGTGCAGAAACTACATTTGTAAAGGAATATAGGGGTCTTTTAGGTATATTAAAGAAGTTATGGGACAGAATTAAGTCTATTTTTACAGGAGAATCTGCAAATACAGAGCTAAATAGACATATTAGAGATGTTTTTGGCCAAAAAGCACGACAAGTTTTAAATGGAAGTTCTTTAGGATTAGATGTTAATTTATTACGAACTAATACTATACAAAAATATTATAGTATAGGGGGTATAATGGATGGCGCAGGAAAATTAGGTGAGGGAGTATTAAATAAAGTAGGTAAAACTTTAAGTGTATTCGATTTTACTTCCGCACAATTAAAAGAATTAGGAGATAAGGGTAAAGCATTATTACAACGAAGAGCATCCTGGAATCAATCTGATTATATAACAGAATTATTAGCAGATAGTAATAGAATTACAGAACCGATGGGGGAAAATAATTTTTATACTAAAGATGGTATACAATTAACAAGAGTAACAGCTGTACAAGACTACTTTACTAATGCATTTGCCGAAGAGGAAATGGCAGTTAAAGTTGCTAAAGCAAATCGAAATAAAGGAGATATATTTAATTCTGCAGAAAGAGTATTAAATCTATGGCGTTTTTTACAAGAAGGAGGTACTGAAGTGCATAAAGTAATGGAAGCTATTATAAATGGTAAAACCAATGAGCAAGTAATGGATTCTGTTAATATAGATCCAAAAAGTAAAAAAGCTATTAAATCTTCTTTATCATTATTAAGAACTTGGGTTCAAGATAAAATGAATAAAGGTAGTAAGTTATATGCTGAAGTTAAGATCGCTGATATGAATAATCTTTTAGCGGGAACAATAGATGTTATAGAACAAACAAGCACCGGTAAAATATACTTACACGACTTTAAAAGTAAAGTACTTGGAAAATTAGTAGAATTAGAAAAAAAATTACCTAACTTTAAATATGCATTATCAGGTGTACCAAATACTATATTAAATCAGTATAGATTACAGCTTTCGCTATATAAATATATACTAGAAAAGAAAGGCATAAAGGTAGATGGTATTAAAGTACAACCATTAGAAGTGGGTGTTAATATAACTCCGGAAACAGGTAATATTAATTATAGTTCTATTGCATTTCCTAGTGCAACATCACCGGTATTAAATAAACTAAATAATTTAAAACCTATTGATAATACAATCATATCAAATGTTCTTAAGAAACTTAATCCGGAATCTACAGGAGTTGCGGAAGAATTAAAAGAGAAAGATGCTACAGTTAGAGTATTACAACAGGCTAAAAACGTTATAAAAAAGAAAATAGATAAATATAAAAAGTCTGGAAATCCTAATTATTTAGATACTATGAAAGAATTGTCTAAACAATTAGAAGAGGTAAGTGAAAAAGAAGGTATTGTATTATTTGTAAAAAGAGCATTAAAAGAAATAAATGATGCGCATAAAAGATTATTACAATTACAAAAAGATGATGCAGTTACAGCTAGAAATCTAGCAGAAATTAGAAACTATGTATCAGCATATGAAATATTAGATGAGATGACCCTGTTGGCACCTTCATTAGGAAAAACAGGTTATGAGAATTTAATTAATACATATGTAGCACCTGCAGTATTAAAGAGACAACAGGTAGAAGAATTATATAAAGCATTAGGAAGACCTATTATTGCGGACTTTTTAACAAAATATAGTACTAAGCCGGGAATGACTAAGCAGAAGATGGAAGCAGAGCTTATTAAAGCTAGTAGAGATATTAATTATTTAGCGAGATGGTTAAACGCATTAGCAGATTCTTCGATGACAGAATTAGCAATGATCGATAAACATGTTGCTATAAAAAGAAATATAGTTCAAGAGGCTAAATATAATTTAGAATACGGCCAAGGAAAAGAAAAGGGTATGTTAGACATATTACAAGCTTTTGAAAATCATAGAGCGGAGCAGGGGGCTAGTGTTACTAATTATGTTGAGTTATTTGAACCTATATTAGAAATGCATGAAGGAAAACCTACAGGACATATAGTAGGACCACAATCATATGCATTTAGACAAAAGAAATATGAATTTATTAAAGCTAAAAAAGAAGCTGGAGAAGCTATTACAAGCAGACTTTGGAATGAATTCTATGAAAATAATCAGTTTGTAGAAGATCCTAAATATCTTCAACTAATGAAATTACCAGAAACACATCCTGTAAGAGAATTCTATGACTTTTTCCTTGAAAATTACAAATATGCGCAAAGTATATTACCGGGATTTGCGAGAAGAGGATTAATGTTACCTGGATTAAGAAAAACACCACAAGAGAAGTTTATGGAAACATCAGGCTTTGTTGGATTAAAAGGAGGATGGAATGCAATAAAAGAAGCTGCATTACAAAAATTTACTGTTCTAGAGGATGAGATAGAATATAAAGAAAACGTAGATGAAAAAGGAGATGCTATGCATTATGTACCTATTCACTACAGTGAAAAAATAGGAACAGAAGAAGGGATGTTAAATCCTGAAGACGTTTCTTATGATTTATCTAGTGCATTATCTATGTACTATACTATGGCTGTAAATAATCAGCAAATGAATGAGATCATAGCGGAATTAGAATTAACAAAGGAATTACTTAGAACAAGAAAGGTAACTAAACTTAAGGCTGGTATGCCTGTTATAGATAATGTGACAGATGCTCAAGTTACTACAGAGGGGGTTCAATCTTTAGCTTATAATAGATTGGTTGATTATTTAAATATGGTTGTTTACGGGGAAAGAAAGAAAAAGAGTTCGGATGTAATGACTATAGCAGGGAAAAAAGTTACTATGGATAAGGTAATGGATGGTTTCTTGTCGTATAATAGTTTAAGAGTATTAGCATTAAATCCACATGCTGGTTTTGTAAACGTAGGATTTGGTAATTTAATGAATAGTATAGAAGCCTATGCGGGTCAGTATTTTGGTAGAAAGAATTTTATTAAAGCTAAAACGTATTATTGGGGACAATTATCTGGTATATTAAAAGATACTGTAGGTAGAGTTCCTACTTCTAAAGTAGGATTAATGAATGAATACTATAATGTATTACAACATTTTGATGAATTTGGAAATAGAATTAAGCATAAATCAATGGCTATGCGTGGTTTGCATACAGGTGCATTTTTCTTTATGATGACTATGGGGGAGCATATGCTACAAAGTCAATTATTTATGGCTATGGCTTTGGAGAAAACGTTTAAATTAGCCGATGGTAAAACAATTAATCTATGGGATGCACATAAAGTAGTTAATGGTAAGTTGATACTTAATGATGAAGTTGCTGAACAATTTACTGAAACTGATAGAGCTATATTTAAAGAAAGGGTGCAAGGCGCTTATCAAAGATTACATGGTATATACAATCAAAAAGATAGAAATGCTATACAACAATATGCAGCGGGTAGATGGGTCATGCAGTTACGTAAATGGATGCCATCTGGATTCCAAAGAAGATTTGAAGGTATGGAGAAATTATGGTATGATAAAAAATCTGAATTTAAAGGACCCGAATGGAATGAAAGATTACAATCATATGTAGAAGGTAATTACATTACTACATTACGTTTTATAAACCAATTAAAATGGGATATAGCAAAACTTAAAATGTATACTATAAAAGAAAAATGGAATGAATTAGATACTTGGCAACAGCAAAATGTAAAACGTTCTATAGGCGAGGTAGCAGGTTTCTTTGTTTTATTAGCGCTATCGGGTCTTATAAGGACTGGAGAAGATGAAGATGAAAAAGGATATGTATATTATCAATCTTTATATACTGTACATAGAATGAAACAAGAATTATTATTCTTCTCATGGTTACCTGAAACATTTAATGTATTAAAGTCTCCTGCAGCTAGTATAACATCTTTAGAAGTATTAGTAAATTTAGTAGGCCAATTACTTACTGATACAGGATCTATAGTAATGGGTCAGGATATAGAGAGATATAAAAGAAAAACCGGAATGTGGGATAAAGGAGATCCTAAAATTTGGTCAAAATTATATAAAACTGTTCCATTAACACAGGTATTTGCAAAAGCAAAGGATAAGTTAAGCTGGTTTCATTTAAACTAATGAGAGAATTCGATGAGTTATATGAAGAGGAGTTTTCTGACGAAGAAAAGGAAGCTATAAGAAGATCTTCTATGATCAATACATATAGACTTCTTACAAGTAATTATGATTTTAGTATATTTCCTGATAATCTATTTTGGCTACTAAGTGATTATAATGAAGAAAATGTATTTAATGTATTATTAGATTATTTTGAGTCAACAGAAGAATATGAGTTATGTGCAGATATAAAAAAAATGCAAGATAATTTTGAAAAAATAAAGAGCAGCCGTGCAGCTAAAAAAAACACAATGATACGATACATCATGGGGCCTAAAGATGGGGAGTAGATATCCTAGTATAAACCAGGAATATCTACTATGTCCATCAAATTCTTAAATTCACTTCTATCAAAGAATTCATCACTTCTACTTACAATAGGCCAAACTTCATCATTTTCTGATAAAGATACACCAAGTCTATCTTCCCAGTATATCTTTAACGAGTTATCCTTATCCAGGATCAAGGGCATTGGGCTATTGGGAGCGCGATGTCTCATAATACGAATTTTAGCGGGATCGGAAAGTTGTGAATATTTACCATCTATAAACTTATCATAATCCGGTTTAAAAGAAGGAGATATAGTAAAAACAAACATTATATATTTACCACCCCATAAATTATATGAAGTTTTAAAATATTTATTATTCTCTATATCCTTTTCTAAACGCATAAAATGACGATTACCATAATATTTCATTAACACAAAAACATCAGGAGATTCTAGATCCCAATCTAACATATCCTTATCACCAAGATAAGCATTTACTAAATAGGGAGCTAGATCTACCTTATCATATCCAGTTAATGGAAATATAAAATCTACAGTTTTGGTTGGTTTAACTTTATCAGCAATTCTCCTTAATTCTTGAGATATTTTCATCCGATAATTTTAGGTTAACAATTCCATCATTTTTATAATACTCCATTGGGAAATCCCAAAGGTTTTTATTTACATGCCATTTATATCTTGCGACTAATTCATCAAATTCATCTGTACCAACAGATAAATCTGCTAAAGCTGGCTTGTAAACAACACATTCATGTAGCCCAGTGGTCTGCACCACTACAATATAAGAAAGAATATCGTATTCTTTTTTGTCAATCCCAAGTTTTTCCAAATAGCTATGTACTGCTAGTCTGTAAATAGCCATTTGTCTATAATAATTATAAGAGAAATAACTTCTCTCAAAATTATATACAGATTTGGAACTTGTTTTCAAGTCTACGATATAAACTTTCTTATTTTCTACATCAAGTATTAAATTATCAATAATGGATTTTACATTAACATCTTTGTAAATCCAAGAAATTTCAAATTCAGGTTTTCCATCTTTGTCCTCTTCAGGAAACAATAGCGGATGTGTCATCTGGTGTTCAATAAGTTTGTCATAACAATTTTTTATAACCTCCATATCGTCTTGAGATAATACAGTTTTACCCGAATTTTCTTTTAGAAATTTGTAATAAGCTTGATTCTCGTCAGAATTAAACTTCTTTAACACGGTTTCTAAAGCCGTTTTAAATCCGGATTTATCATAGCACAATTCGTGCAGTGTTTGATAACCGTCTAGTTTTAGTTGTTTTGGCATATTCTCATTAATCATAACAGCTTCTGCTTCTACATATGATTCAATAAATACGCCCATCATTCCTCCTACAGGATTAGAATGAGATACTACATATCTATCATTAAATTCTTTATGTTCTAAAACATAACAATGAATTGCAGACCCTAAATCAAAAGCTTTACTGTCTTTATGCAATTCTCTAGCCTTATATTTCATAAAATATCTAGGGCTAACACTTAACGCACTCAACGAGGAGTGACTAACATGATCTTCATTCATCTTTTTTATATTTACTTAATTCAAAAATTAATTTACGATCTTCAAAATCTTCTACAGGTATAAACTCAATTTCACCAGAATTTGGTATTAATTTACAGTTATCATCTTCAATCATCCCCATTTCTACAAGAGTGTCTTGAAAACATTTAATCCATATCCATAAATTATCTACATCCCATTTAGGTTCATATCCAGGTTTAGGAGCTCTCCATCTTAATTCCCCTTTAAACATTCTAACATCACCATGGTTTATAGTAGTATAGACATATAACTTTACCTTCATAGGTAAAATGTCTTCTAATTCTAATACCGGTGGAATATATTGGGAGATATAAGTATGCATTCTTCTTACGACAAGCGCTCGAAGATGGTAATTCATTCCTGTAAATAATTTCTGACCATTTATTTTTATATACTTAGTATTTGTTTTAGCAATATGTGTAATAAATTTTGGAATTGTTATTAGTACTTTATCCATATTTTTTTATTTTAAGGAATAGGGAGCCCGTTAGGACCCCCTCCTTGATTAACTTATTTAGAAATTTCAGCAGCTAAACGATCATTTTGAGCCAATTCGGCTTCTAGATCATTTATTTGCTTCCTTTTAGCTTCCTCATATGCTTTCAAATCTTTTTTCATAGATTGAGCATTGAATTCACTATAATCAGATTCCAAATATACATTCTCGTTCTCACCATTACTAATAGCGATAGGAAAATATTCACAGCATCTCATTTTAGTGTTATTGTAATCTGACGGCACTGCCACCACATTACGAGGACTTACTAATACTTCTAATATTACACCATCTTCATATCCAAAATCATGAACATATTCCATAGACCCCACGTGAAGGCCAGCAGAACATGTTTGATCTGGATTAGAGTCACACTCCTCTCTTGGCATTGTAATAGGCTGACCTACTTTAATTACCATTCCATGAGCGCCACTATGATAAGGTGCGAAAGTTAATGATTGAGTATATTTCTTTTCTCTTTCACCAGTGTCTTCATTGTACTCGAACTGAACAACTTCTTCCCCAGTCGTTTTATCGTACTTAGATTTAACTTTACAGGCTTTGTAAGCAAGAAAATACCCTTTGTCTGTTATTGGATGGCCATTATGCTCTAGAAAACTATATAATTGTTTTCTAACGCTTTTATCCGGATTTAATAACAGATGCTTCCAGAAATTAATTAAACCTTCTAAAGGAATTCCATCCTCCATCCACTTCATTAATTTCTTTGCTAAAAAGTTTGGTATAGGATCTGTTGTACCTTTAAGATACATTTTCCTACCACCATCAAATTCAAATCTCCCATCAGTTTGATTTTGAATTCGATGTCCAGGAGTTAGCAATTCCTGAACTTTTGCCAATAAGGCATTTCGTTCATCAGTGTCTCTAGATTTATTATAATTTTCAGCTAATTTAATAATTTTATCAGCTTCAGAGAAGCTTCTAGAAATACTTTTTGGTAGTCCATCGATAATGACCTGAACGTGGTCTTTATCAACTTTACAGACTAAATAACTATTTTTCATTTTTTACTTTATTTAATTTTTTAAACTTAACCGTCTTCTTATTCTTACTTTTTAGATAAGTTCTTAATGATAAAAACAATTCTTTATTTCTAATATTGTTTTGATCATTTTTTGTTTCAACTTGTCTAAGGTTTTGAATAATTTCCAGGTCTTTGGCATACTCTTCTAATTCATCTAAGATTTCTAATGCTTTATGGTCTTTACAATCATACTTTTTACACATATCGAGTAAAGCTTGTTTTTCAGTGTAACCCAAAGCTCTAAATTGATTATAGTAATTAGTATGCAATTTATGCAATTTTTTCCACTTATAAAAGAGATCTTCATTAAGAGTTTTAAAGACTTGAAACATATTAATATCTTCAACTCTCTCCTTAATTAGATGAGCAGTATACCATCTTTTTACAATATGATGTCCCATTTCAAATAATTGATTAACATTAATAAATTCACTTAATTCATCCTTGATACTATTAGCAACTTTCAGTATAACTACACCGTCATGCTTATAATACTTTTGACGCTTATTTTCATCAGCTTCAAAAGAAAATGTATGACTTGCATAATCTACTGAATATTGATTATAAGCATCTTCACCTTGTTTACATATCTGTCCAACAGCTTTAAGTAAATCATTATCTTTAGAATTACCATAAATAATAATACCACCCTTATCTTTGTAATTACCCATGATTTCACCATCGGTTTCTATATTACAAAATTTAGGATTATTACTATTATCTTGATAATATCTTCTACAAAATAATTTACCTAATCTTTTCCTTCTTTCTTGATCTGTTTCAAACTCACCCATAGCCTCTAATTCATCTTCATTAGTTACAATAACATCATCATACATTTTAAACTTATGTTTACAACCATCAAGTAGCTTACACATAATATTAAAATCAGATATTATAACTTCAGGATCTCTTACTTCTAATTTAGAATTCCATAAATCATAATCTCTTTCAGAATCAATTACTTTTTGGTCACATCTATTCCTTCTTAATTGAATATATTTACCAGTAGAAGTTTCAGCTATATGATTAAGAATAGTAATATCTTTAGGCTTCCTAAATGTTTTAGTAGGCTTATCAGAACCATCTTCTTTCTTTTCATATACTTGTTCTTGATAATAAACATCATATTTTAAGAAATCTTCCCAATCAGTTGCTTTTTTAGATACTTTAAAACCACCAGAATAACTATGATGTTGTTCCTTACTAACAGTAGCAATAGTAAAACCCATAAATAATTTATCTATAGCTTTGTCTTGTAAAGGATTTACACTTAAAGAACCAAGAAATTCCATCTTAACATCTTTTTGAGTTAATTCAGCAAGATGAGATCTTACCTCAAATGTACTAGTCCAGTTGTGTCCATAATAACTTCTTGTATTTTTCTTAACAGAAGTAGCCATTTTAATCCAATGCAAGAAATCAGTAGCATTATTTAGCTCTTTATTACATTCTAATATACAACTTTCCCTAACAGCTTTAAATTTAGCTTTAATAGCTTCTTTAGTTCTATCAGTATATCGAATATTCTCTCTTGATGGAACCAAATCAATTTCACCAATACCAAATTTAAGAGCAGCAGGAGCACGATCTTCGTTTATACCATCTAATTGATTAAAATCTAATGGGTATCTTACTCTTCCTACTACACAATGTAAATTTTTATCAATTTGAGTATTCTCTAGCCCTAAAGCTACTATTAAATCATCATCTTCATAATCTATTTTAATAGAATCTATATGAGCTCCTAGACCTTCATCTACATTTATGTATTGTAAACCATCAAAATATAATAATTGCTGTTCTATAGACTTTTTAAACGTTCTAAGGTCTTTATCCTCTTGTATAGGGATAATGACTTCAGTAGAGTTTAAATCCTCTGTAGGCGTTGCTTTTATCATATCCATATGAAATGCATCATTACCTTTATATAGCATATAAGAGTGTTTAACACCATTATGATTTGCTATAATATAAAATGTATTAGTATATGAAAATGGAGATTTAGCACCAATACCAAATCCACCAATTTGTAGATTGTTATCTCTTTTAGTTGAATTACCAAACATAGTGTAGATAGTTTCTACTCTTGATTGACTTAATCCAATACCAAAATCTCTAAATATCATTGCATTACCAATACCTAATAATATATTCTCTTCTTGAAATTCTATTTGAGGACATTTATTGTCAGGATGCCAGTGTTTAGAATCATCTTCATGAGTACTAGGTATAATACCTTCTCTCTTAAGACGTTTCTCTCTGTGTGCATCATAACAATTAGATGTTACTTCCCTTACTATAGAACCTATAGGGTCAGAATATAAATTAATTAAAGAATCGATTATGATTCCCATAGAATCTTCACCGATCTTAAATTTATTGGTTTTCATTTCACCAATAATCTTTTCTACGCTTTTTTCTCTTTTAATTTCCATGCGTCTATTAATTTATTTATTAAACATTTAGTTTCTTCACTTGTATGAGATTTTCTATAATCAGATATATCTTTAAATCCATTTGATCTTGTTTTAAAAGTTTGTAAAAATATAGGTTTGAACCCATATATTTTCTTTAACTTATTAGCGCCTCTTACGCCAGTATAATCAAAGTCATTTAATATATAAATATCATTGAATCTCTCATATAATTCACGAGTAACAGTATCTTTAATATTCGCAATTTCATTTTGTAAAGCTACACTTATGTAGCCTAATGTTCTTAACACCATAACATCTTTTAATGCTTTAGTGATAATTAACATATTACCTTTACTAGGTAATTGATCCCATCCTTGAAAAATAGTTCTATTAGTATTGCTCATCCATTTATATCCTGTTAAAGATAATGGACGATAAATCTTCCATGTATATTCATTGTCTTTATAAAATAAATAACCATAAATAGGATTATTATTTACATAAGTAGCGACTGTATTGTCACCTACGAATACACATTTACAAGAAAATACATTATATAATTTAAGTAAATTCTCATCAATACCATATTGACTCCAATAATGTTTATCTACAAAAGTAAACTTTTGTGTTTTAACAGTTATTGATTTCTTAGGGGTAAAATTTAATTGCTTAATATCAGTTTGATAACCTGAATACTCTTTGGTTTTATAACCATATTGGCTATACATTAACTCTAAATTAAAATCTTTGTTTATTTGAATCAGCGCGTCATAAAAATTTATAGAAAATTTCTTTTGTATAAAATTAAAACAATCACCAGATTCACCCGTACCAAAATCTTTATATCTAATAGTACCTCTTTTATCTACAAACAATGAAAAGCTGGGCTTATCATCTTGACGAAAAGGACTATTTATTACTATACCGGATTTAAAATCTCTTCCTATATAATAACTAAAAATTTGATATGCACTAAGTTTATTTAGAATAGCCTCTTTGGTTAATTGAATATTAATTTTATACATATCTTAAAAATATTAAATTATTCCAAAAGAAAAAAGGGAGGAGATAAATACACCGCTGTATCACCTTTATCGCTAAGAGCTGAACAATTTAAAAAAATCACTCTATTACCGCGAGGAACTCCTCCCTTTATCTTCAAATCATATTACCTAAAACGGTAAACCAGATTCTGCAGGCTCTGCTGCACCATTCGATGCAGTAGAAGTTAATGTAGCTGGATTATCAGCTTCATCCTTTTCCATTTTATCGAAACTAGTTATATTTAACTTAGTTGGATTTATATCCATAGTTTCAACAAAAGGAACATATTTAGGAATAGATACATAGTTATTGTAACTATATACAGTTTTAACTCTTAACTTTTTACCAACATAACTATTACCTAATAAAGTAATAACTGTCTTAGCAAAACTGTCAAAAGAATCTGCATTAATAACTATCTTATCTTCTTCCATAAATTTAGTTAGGATGTGCTTTACTCTCTTCATTTGAGATTGTAATTTCTTTTCCCAACCTTCGTTATTTGTGTCTATTGGCCATTCAAAATGATTCAATGAAGAACCTTCTTCTGATTTAAAGGTAAACTTTAGAAAAGCATTACCATTACTTGCCGTGTCAACACTAACACCCGTCATTTCTGCATTTTCCGTTATACCTAACGGGAATACTGAGGTAGACGATCCCTCTGACTTTACAGTCTGATTAATTTGATACATAAATTTAATTTTAATCGATTAATTATTCATTATAGTACTTTTCCATTTCTGTTTTAATAGAACGTAAACAGTTAGGAATTAAATAGTCTTCAAACATACCTTCAGGTGATTTCGCAGTTGAAACACCATCAGATTGTGTCTGAAACATATATTCGTTCTTTCCTTTACCATCAGCTTTAACTTCAGTAAATAAAACAACGCTTGACATAGACTCTAAAACAATACGATCTAATTGTTTTCCAGCTGTCATTACCTTTTTATATTGAGCACCCATATCATTATAACCCTCTTCAGAGTGTGCTAATACAAATACATCAGTATCGTCAGGTAATATTTGATTTATGATAGTAAATACATCGTATATACCACCAGATAATTGAGTCCACTTTTCAAAACCTTTAATGTGTCTTTCTCCCATTACTTTATCTGTCATCATACGATTAATAGTATCGATAACAACAGTTTTAATGTGAGGAGCTTTTTCAGGTATAGCTTTCAATACATTACATACTTCAACCAAAGAAGAGATTTTAGAATAATTCTTATTTTCTTTAGAATAATTCTTCTTCCATCCTTTAAAAGGTAACGCTTTTTGATCACTATTTATATAAAAAGTGGTTTTAGGATCCAAATTTCTACTAGAGGTGGACTTGCCGGATCCAGACTTTCCACATATAATTACTAAATTTGCCATATTATTTTTCTTCTTTTAATATATAAAACCCTAATTTTAAATAATTCATTGCATCAGCAAATCTACCATCAATACTTTCTGCTTGCGGGATCTCAGGATCCTTAGCATAAGACATAATAGCAGCAACATGTTTATAAAAATAAACACCCCAAGCTTGCATAGGAGTTGTTCCGCTTAACTCTGCAGCTTTTCTAAAATTTGCCAATACATCACCATTAGCTTGAGTATAGCCGGGTCTTTTAGCATCCTCAATATTTTTAGCTAATTTTTCTAGTTCTTTTACACAATTATCATAATCTTTTCCATTATGATAGTTTACTTCCACATCTCCAGCAGTGCTAGTATGATATGTTTGTTTATTCCACAGTTTAGTCATTTGATTTAATTTTATAATTAACATTTTCATTATTATAATCGACTACACGATTATACATCAATTCATTTTTCATACGCGCTATACAAGGCTGACCTTCTCTAACTTTTAGAAAGTGCCAAAACAATGCACCAGCAGTATTCCATGATTTAGGTCCATAAGTTTCTAATCCTAATTGCTCAGGATTCATAGATACCATAACTAAATCTGAAAACATATAAACTGAATCACCACCAAACAAATCTTTCTTTTTAGGAAATTGTTGAGAGGGTTCAGTTGCACGATCTGCATGTTCTATCTCTCTGTTTAATTGAGATAAAAATACAAATGCTATTTTATATTTCTTCTTTAGTGCATTAGCCATAACCATAAGTTCAACTAAAACAATACGTTCCATTTCACCAGCCCTACCTCTAACAAGAATAGTATGATCTAGCATAACAACTACACCTCTATCTTTATTTTCTTCTTGGGTCGCGAAATGTTCTATAGTATTTTTAATTAGTTCTACATTACCTGGCATTTCTACATACCAAATAGGATATTGTGTTATTTCTTTACTTGTTGATAATACTTTATAATAAGCAGCATCTGATAAAGTGTAACCTTCTATACCACTGTGTAGTTTTCTTGTCGTTGTATTTAGTGCGCTTGAAAATTTACGACTCACTAATTGACGAGCTAGCATCTCGAAATTAAATGATAATACTGCAAACTTTTCTTCTGTATTTAATTGAAATAATTCTGTTTCTAATTGATTTATAATAGCAGTTTTACCACTACCAGACATACCCGCTATAGTATGTATAGTGTTCCACTCTATTCCATCCATGCTAACATGATTATATTTAGCCCATGGAGTTCTTAAGGATTTAATTAATCCTTTTCTTCTGTCATCAATATACTGTACAGCATCAAATGCTGCTTTCTTTATACTTGTATATTGCAATCTTGGTTTATTTATTTGTGTCATATTAAATCTTCTCCGTATTTAGTGTCACCGCTAGTAGATGTATTAACTTCAGCCTCAAGAAAACTAGCATAAGCATCCCAAGCATTTTTATTTAAATAAGTTTCTAAAGCGTGCATATATGGCATATTACCACCACGCGTTCTTAATTCAACTTCTTTCTTTAAACAAGCAAGAATATAAGTATGAGTTAAAGGATTACCTTTTACAATCCTATCATATTTTTGTTTACATACAATAGCACTTTTAGCAGATATACTAGAAGGTCTTAATACTCTTACTGATCTACCATTGTATACTTTAACAGGATACGCAGCAAATAGTTCAGTAAAATAAGATTCTTCTACTCCTAATAATTTTCTCACCTTATCTCTTGCAAGAGTTATGCAAGTTAAAGGATTTTGTGGATCGCAAGATAATATATATCCTTGATCCACTAACCCTTGAACTTCCTTTTTAGCAAAACCATAAAGATTTACATATTTCACGAATAAATCAACATTGTTTTCAAATAGTAAATTTAACATTACATATTGAGACGCAGTTAGTTTGTTCTTGATCAATCCAAGAACATTGATTTCTATATTCATATCGGGAAATTTTTGAATGATAAAGATAATTAATTTATAGTTTATAGACAACTTTTTTAACAGGTTTTTTTACTTTTTTATAACCTGTAATGATCTGACTACCAATGAGATACACTTTCTTTTTAAGTAATCTTCCTTTGTATTCATAATAGTCTTCTATTGCTTCATAGGGTACACCATTGATACCTTCATCCCATATTTTAGCCATCTTTATCGAGTATTAATTTTTTTAAATCTAACACATCTTCTAACTTGAAACGTGTTGTAAGAGCTTCGGTCATATTTACTGTATCGGTAGACCATTCATAGACATTACCTGCATATACCAAGCAATAAGCTGGTACAACTATAGTATCTTCTATAAATGCTTTACCTTTATCGGTTACTCTCCAATGACCATTTTTATCAGGATTAGACTCTATAAACTTCCATTTTTCTAAATAGGTATAGTCCATAGCAGTAGCTCTTAATCCTAAGAGAGTAAATTCATTTTGTACGTGCATATATATGCCTGTACTTTGTGTTCTAGAGTATATTATTGCTAATGCTCTACACATATTAGAATTCAACTTCCGTTTATAAGCCTTAACCAACTGTCCACAAGCGGGACAGTTAGTTCCAGACTCATAATGTTTACGAAGGTGATCCTTGACTTCAAGAATTGTTTTCATATTCATTAATATTTAAAAGTTCAACATTATAATCCTCTTGAGAGGAAGCTATCCACTTCTCCTCTTGACTATTTTCAACATAGATACGATAGATCAGAGCCTGCTTGCCATCTTCCCAACGAACAGTACGGCCTATTCGCTGTATCATATCTTTTGTTTTGCTTGTTCCACTGGCTATAATAGCCATAGAAATATCAGGTACATTCATACCTTCGTTCAAAGCCTTAGCTGTAGATATTCGTGTTATTGAATTCCCGCTCTTCAATAAATCTAAGTTTTCAGTTCGTTTCTTTTTAGAAACTTTACTATGAAAACTTACACAATTATCTAATTCATCTGTGACTTTGTCAGCAAATTCAATAGTCTGAGAAAATATAATAGCTTTTCTCTCAAGATTCATATTTGATATTAAATTAACTGCATCTAACTTAGCGCTAGCATTATATAATATGCTTTTACGTTTAGCCATTGCAGCATTACACATATAAGGATAAGAAGAATTAGTATTATCTAATATTTCTCCTTTACCTCTTAAAAATGTGTCATATTTGGATGGATTCATACATGCAAACATAGTTTTTAAATCTTTATTAAAATAAGGAAATAAAGAGTTAAAAGTTCTATCTGCTTTTGTATATTCAGATAATTCAGAAGTTGTTAACTTAATTGGCACATTATATATCTTGAAAGGACTAATCAATCCAAGATCTTGTGCTTCGTTAGTTGTAACACTGTGAATAACAGGACATATACCTGATAAAATACGTAATTTTATCTTATCTACATAAGCGGTAAGTCCTAGTATTTTCTGATATCTATTGTTAACAAAAAAATTAACAAACTTTGGGCTCATATAATTATGAACCTCATCAGCTATTATTAAATTGAATGTATGTCCCACCCATTTATATGCAGTTTGTATGCATACACATTTAACACATTGTTCGAAGACATCTCCCTGTCCCCATTTATAAAATTCATCTTTCCATGATCTATCTCTAATAGTTTCAGTAGGAGTTAATATTAATATCCTAGCTTCCATATCAGTTAATTTGGCGATGTAAGCTGCGGCCAGCACACCACAACGTGTTTTACCGGTTCCGGTAGCATATTGTAGGGTCCCCCTGCCATGCCACGGCTTACTCCACCATTTATTTAGACCTTGTCTTTGAATTTTATCTTTTGATTTAGATATATTATTCATTATTTACTCCATTTTTTAGTTATTGTATAATCTACTGTCATATCAAAGCCTTTAATGATCATTGCTCCCGCTTCTTTCATTAGCTTACATTGTAATTTAGCCCATTCTTCAGCAAAATCATCTCTTACTTCTACACCTATTTCATCATGTACTTGTGTTACTATATAACATGGTAAATTAAACTTTTTAATATGTTCTCTAATGAGAATCATAGATTGTTTAATCATGTCTGCACCAGTACCTTGAATAGGAGTATTTTTAGAAGCACGCTCAATAGCACCCTTAGTTTTAAAGTCTTGAGGAGCATAGGCTATACCTTTATACCATCCAGGAAACCATCTAATCCTTCTAAAAGGTTTAAATGTCCTAATATGTCCATAGTCTACACCATACTGTCCTAATTTATTTAAGAATGCTTTAATATTTGGAAAAGCGCTAAAGTATTTTTTTATAAGTAAATCAGCCTCATCTACACTAATATTTAATGTATCAGATAGTTTAAATTTACTCATACCATAAGCTAATCCAAAATTAATAGTCTTAATCATAGTTCTTAAAGCTTTCTTATCACCAGTATGCCATTTGTCACCAAATACTAACTCTGCACAGACTGAATGTAGATCTTCATTATTCTTTCTACATTTAATCCATACTGGGTCTTGAGAACCATAAGCTATAATAGCTAACTCCTGTCCACTGTAATCAACAGATACAATACTGTATCCTTCTCTTGCAGTAAAACAATTCCGAAACTCATTCCTGGCTGGAATGTTTTGCATATTAGGCTTACGATCCTCTTTAGACCCACTAGACACACGTCCAGTATTTAGTACTTGCCAAAAGCTGGTTCTAACCTTACCATCTTTCATTATGTACTTTAAAAAGGATTTACCATATGTACTAGAGATTTTTTGTTTCTCTTTATATTGTAAATACTTGGTAACCAAGGGTTTATCTTTATATTTATACAATTCAAAAGCATTAACTTTATCTAAATTTATATTTAAATAAGAGTTCATAACTTTCTTTACTTGGATAGGAGAGGACCACTTAACGCTTACTTTTCTCAGTTCATCTGCTGGTGTAAACATATTGAGCTGCACATAATCATTAATGAAATCTTTCATATTGTTAACTATGATTTCATCGTCTAATTTTAAAGCCAGTTCTTGCACCAAACCCTCATTGTTGTCTGCGTTAGCAAGCCAAGATTCTTGATCAAAACATAGTCCATTGTATTCTATGTCAGCAAATGCTAGAGATGCTTTGGTTTCAAGTAGCAGTAGAGCATACAAATCTAACTTTTGTATCTCTTTTAACTGTATATCCATTATTTTTAATAAAAACTGGACATCTTGTGCGCCATAACATATTTGCTCAGATGTAAAAGGTCTCCCTTCTAATCTAATGAATTTATTTCGAATCTCTTTGTTAAGTGATATCTCCAAATATCTTTGAGTTAAACTATTGAGGCTATAACCCCACTTATCTTTTCCACAATGTAATATACATTCAGCCAACATGGTGTCATATATATTATTTACTTCTATGTTATAGTTTGATTTAATAAATTTATAATCAAATTTAACATTATGAAATATTTTAGTTGCAGATCCTTCTAGATAAGCTCGTAATGGTTCAATAGATACAGTTCTTGTGTCTATAACATATTGAACATCAGCTGTTCCAATTTGAAACATAACTATTTTCTTACGAGTGAAGTCTTTACCATCAGTTTCTGTATCTACCCCAACGACTTCTTGTTTGGATATATACTCAACACACTCATCTATTGTCCCTAACTCAAAAGGACAAAAAGATGCATTATCTAACGGGTGTTGATCCGTTATTAATATTATTTTACTCATATCATTATTATTACTTCTGCGCCATGCGCATGCTGGTTTATACTATTTAATAAATTAAATCCTCCGCTTCTTTATGATTATTTATATTATTATTAAGACCAAAGTCTTCAATATAACTAATAACGGATTCTACATAATCTGTTTTATATTCTACTTTTTGGAATGTAATAGTATCATTGTTATTATCTATTGCTTCTTTATGCAATTTTTTCATCTCTGTTAGATCCTCTTGATCTAATAAAGAACACCATTTCATATAACTCATGATACTATTCATCCTTTAAATTACCTGTAAACATCTGCCAAACAGTATACAGCATTACAGCGGTCATTATAACCATTATTATTTTTCCAATCATTTTAATCTTTTATAAATTATTAACTATTGCCTACAGTTTCTGATTAATTTATGATTGTCATGTAAAAAATGTTAAGATGCTAGGAGTCGAACCTAAAAACACAGTCATGTTTCGAGTAACTAGCACACTCTCTCAATGTATTCATCAAACATATTCCAACAATGTCATCTATAACATTTACTTGGTGCTGATGTGTATATCTATTACTTTAAAGGGCCATGAATAGTTTTAATATATGTTCCTAGTCTATGACTATCCCACACTATTCTTCCTTTTGTATGTAATTTTGTTCTCCATTTTATTTCTTTCATGCGATCTTTATAGTCTTCTCTAGACTCATCTGGTTCACGCTTTCCATTGATATTTATATTATAAAATGCACTCATTTATTTAAATTTTTATTTATAAAATTATTTACTAATATACATAAATAAAAGCCTACCGCTAGCCCTGCAAGGAAACTTATTATGGCTATTTCTGTCATATTGTTCCTATTATTAAGCATGTAATGGCTGCTTTTAAACTTGTTGATCGTGTTTCTATTACATTAATATCATCTTTACTTGCTGTTTCTTTAATACTATTTAATAAAGCTTCTAACTCTACTAATTTAGCGTCTAATACCTGAACAGCATACGGTACTTCAGTCTTCCTTTTACTAGGATTCATGCTTAAATTCATAAGATATTCATATTTCTTATTAATTTCCTCATTTATATCTATTTTCATAATTATTTAACATTAGTTTAACATTCCTTTAACATTAGATATGTATATTGTACTCAATGAGAATAGACATATCTAAATATATATACATTATCATAATGATAATAGTATTTGCTTTAAGCGTATAAGCCTAGTGATACTTTCAATAATAATGGGTTTAACACATTGTGTTAGTCATCCTTATAGGTGACATACCCGCGATAAGCTGGCCGGCCTATCTTTATTATCTAATAATATCACTGGCTCATACATAAACACTGACAAGATCAGAGCAGTCCAGAGTTCGCACGCTAATGTACCGTAAATTACATGATAACTATCATAACCTGGGTTATCCAAACTAAGTTTTATTCAATATAATTTTTCTCGATCATTAGATTAGCAAACAACGTGATGTCTATCATAAATACCCATTCGGATAAATAGGATAAACACACTATCTGGTGACGTGCTTTACAAGACCCGTGTACACTCATGTGTGTGGTGTATGAAGATTTAATTTCATACCTAATGCAGCCTCACGGCTCAACACTTGTCATTGTTTATATTATAAGAGAGAGAGCTAGGTTGATTAGCCTTATTACCCCCAGCTTCATTTTCACTAACTCACTCTCTTTATTTTTTAATAAAACTACATGAACAGGACATGATATCCATATTCACACAAAGTATAACAGGGTAGTTAATAATTAAGATATTAACCTGCTCATGTAGTTATTTAAATATTAGTGGGGTTTAATGAGGATACAAAAAGAGGCTGATATACACAGTTATGAGTTTAGAAGCCAAAAACATCCTGACATAATATTACTAATACATCTGCCCCACTAATATGATTAATAGTCTTTATATCTGCTAGTAGAGAAGAATATCCCCACTCCTCTTCCACAATCTTTTCTTATTTCATTTATTATTAAAGCAAAACAAATACCTATTCCCATAGATATCTGTAAAGCTATTAGATCTAACATTATAATGTTAAATAATTTGCCTTGCATTATGAAATAAGGTAATACAAAGAACATAAAGACTGCTCCTATCATAAAAGCCATCTTTATAAAGGTTTCCATACAAAAATACAATGATTTCTTCATTTTTAAATATTTTAATAGTTAGTACTTTAGCTATAAATATAACTAACAAGTAATGAACGGTAGCTATAGCGTCCATTACTTGTCAATCATACATCCAGCAAGATTATAGTCTAGTATTTAGAATGTCATCAAATGCTTTCTCCGATGTAGCATTTGTTCCAACAGTCATAGCAACTTCTTTCATCTCAGGTATTAATGTATGAGATACAGTTCCAATTACTTCTCCTGTTTTAGTGTTAAGTGTTTCCATATTAACCTTAACATTACTAAATATCATTGCTTTAGTGCCATTATTGTCACCATAAATGATAGGACCATCTTTACCAGCTCTTTTACACCTGTTTTCAGGGTCTTGAGCTTGATAACTATCCATCTCAAATGTTTCTAAGATTTCTAGTTTAAAGTTATGTTGGTTATCACCCATTTTTAGATGAGCATTCTTTGCACCTACAAATAAGCCTTCACCTATTTGTAATTTGTCAATATCCTCTTGTTTTAATGTAATACCACTGTTTTTAGCAATTTCAGTTAATTGTTTAGCTGTAGACAGTACCCACGCACGTCTTGCACCACGTTTAAATCGACTATCGTCTAAATTTAATAGCTGTAATGCACTATTGCCATTATTGTTGCTTACATTCATTATTTCACCAAAGTTACCTTGGTATTGAGGCTGTCCAGTATCTACACCATCTTTGTGTACATTTCTTACTCGCTGAACTGCCAATAGTGCACATTCTCCTACATTCATAGTAGTTGTGAACTGATTGATTCTATTTTTTAAGTCTTCCATAGTGACTGTTGCACGGTTATAACATTGTGCTCGTCGTTTTTGTAGATTACTATACTTTCGCTATATATATATTAATACTATAGTAATCAGGGTTATGTTTAAATTGATTAAAATGTGGGTCTATACATAGACTACTGTAAGAGAATACATTTACTTTCGTAATTATGCTTTCACTCTATTGGTTAGATTTGTTTTAATGAGACAATCAGGAATATAATTCTCTGTATTCTCTCTTTAGTAGTTATGTTTATTCCCAACTTTAGTAAAGGTCCTTGATCTATAAAAAAAAAGACTAATTAATCAAATGTTACATTCATATGAGGGTATAATTAATTAGTCGTCTCTAACCAAAGAGTTTTAGATTGAGCCAGAAACAGACATTAGAAGCCTGTTTCATAGCTATCTTTAT